GTAGAGATTCTTCAAAGGGAAACTTGAGTATCGTGAACTTTCCTTGGGGTGTTTGTTTCGCAAGTCGTGGAGTCAATGTACCACTCTTAGAGAGTGCTTTGATTGAATTGCGTCTTTTATCGAGTTCGCTTTTTGCTTTTTCACGCAACTCGCCGAGAGCATCATTCGCAGAGGTATAGTTCTTGCCCTTAATCTTGGCTGAAATACCTTTGAGTGTATTGTATGCTTCTTTTGCGGAACCGACTTTATCGAGGATCTTGTTAATGCTTGCCATATAAATACTTCCAATATATACAGTTATTTATACTCATTATGGCATACAGTGGAAGATTCAGTTGTAAGAACCCAAAGAAATATCGTGGTGATCCGACAAAGATCTACTATCGATCACTTTGGGAAAGACGATTCATGGTGTATTGTGATAACAACGATGCAATCCTAGAATGGGCATCGGAAGAGTTCTTTATTCCCTATCGTTCCCCTGTAGATAATAAAGTCCATCGATACTTCCCAGACTTCTTTATTAAATATAAAAAGAAAGATGGATCAATCGGCAACGATGTCATAGAGGTCAAACCCAAAGCACAGACGAAACCACCCAAACCTCGTTCGCGACGCACGAGAACTTATTTGCGTGAAGTGAGTAGATACCTCGTCAACGAGGCAAAGTTTAAAGCAGCAGAAGAGTTCTGTCTGAATAGGAAGTATGGGTTTCGTATATTAACAGAAGACGATCTGTTAGTAAAGTAGATTGTTTAATTCAGCAAAGAAATCGCTCAAAGGTAAACCAAAGGCAACCAATATAATATCATAGGTTTCATGAAATATTATAAATTTATTACCTGCTCCTGATCCAAATATCCATCCATCCTTATTATAAAATCCATATCCATAATTCCATGGCATTCCTTCGCATAGATTATACTCAGGATAGTTTGTAGGATCGGGAACATAGCATGAGTCTGGTGTATGTTGCGTTTCGAACATGGAATCACAGAGTTTCACAGGCATGACTTGCGTTGCGTCCCATTGACACGAGCGAGACCAGAAGTATCCATATCGTGCTAAGTCAGGCAGATCCATATAAATGCCACCATATACAGTTGGATCACCTTGCTCAGTTGTGGTGAGGTCTGCACTGCGAATCCCCAACAGATTATTAATGTCCGTGACCCAGTCGCGAACATCGCAGTTGCACTCATTTTGCAAGGCAATCGTCTGTAATACGATATTTCCATTATTATAATACCAATGACCATAATCGCGATCAATGGTGGTTGTGGATTGTATTAAATTAAAAGGATCGTTTAAATACCATTCAGCATTCAATCGTTTAAGTGATACGAATCCACTCTTCATCGCCATGAGATCGCGAAACGAACGAGAGTACATACTACCCTGTTCAATGTCAACCCACCAGTCTACATAGTCAACGATGTTTGCATCCCAGGATATCTTCGCTTCGTCCATGTAATGTACATAAGAAGTAATATAAATGCTCTTAGTGAGCGATGCTGTGAGTTGGGATTCATATTGATTAAATGTATTATATGCTTCATCGATAATATATCCGTCTTTGACGAGTATAAAAGATCCTTGCGTGAACTTATTCCTCAGAGCGAGGACTTTATCATCGGAAAGAGAAACTTCACTGGGGGTTGCTGTTTCCCAGGAAGAAGAGGGATATGTTTTATCTAGTCTCGTGGTGGGTGTGGGTTGAGAGTTCCCAGTCAATGCTGAGTCTATAGTTGTGGCACTGCTGCTTGGCGTGCTCCCTCCCCCACTTCCACAGGACATAAGGAGTGAAATCGATAAAACATATCCGATTCGATTCATATTATTTAATGACTCCCTTGTATTTTAAAAATTCTATACTGATCCAACCAAATAACCAATTGATTCGATTGTCTTGCTGGATGTTAATTTGCTTGTCGTACATTATAGTCTTGAGATCTTGCCTAAAATGTTATCGACTTGTGGATCATTTAAATGCCCAATCACATCATCAGTAATTGGAGTTGAATAACATAGTTCTCCGTCTTCCAGTACTGCGACTTCCCAGAGTCCATGGTTTCCACCATACGATCCAGCATGTTTGATCACACTGGCACCATACCCATTGGGGAATTTATATTCCTGATAGATTCCAGGAGGTCGGTGGTCACTTCCGTCCGAGACATACTCGGACACGAAGTATGGTGAATTTTTTCCAAAATGACTCATAGTGTTAACTCCTTATTATCTTGTAGCATTTGATGGAGATCAGTTTTATTAAATACCTGCTCCCATGGGCAATAGTCATAGATATTGCCAGTGTCATGATCAATACAAAACATCACGAGTGTTTCACCTAATGTTTTCTTTCTTGTAAGGATTTTATTCGCAATCCCAAACTCTTTCGCCAGAGGATTTAATTGCTCTATAGAATTATAATATCCTAGACAATCTGCTTCTAGATTTCCATCTTTATCAAGCAGTTCCCAATACAGACCATATCTGCCGTCTTCACTATTCAGTATACTCATGATCGGTTCAACCATTTTTGTTCAACGATCAGTTCTCGTGCCTTCTTACGAGGTTGCACATTGTTCATAGCAATCTCAAAGTTAGACTCAGACAACTCCATGATGACCTCGCGATCACTCATGCGTTCTACCATTCTCTCAATGGTCGCGAGGACCGATTGAGTCACATTAGTCATTTGTACTTCCATCTTAATGAAAACTCCTTTTAACACCATTCACAACTAAGAAATCAACCTCGACTTCACCGATGATTGAAATCTCACCTCTAGCACGAACCATACGATTCAATAGAGTCCAAGACTCATTCAACTGAGCACCCTTGTCAAGTGCTAGTTGCATTTCCTTGCCATTCAAAGGCAACTCAACTTCTTGCCCAGTGGCAAGATGCGTTCCAATTATACCATTTATCATTATGCTACCTCCTCTGTAGATAATTGATTGAAGATTCTGAAAGTTAATAACTCTCTTGCTTGATCAAGGTTCAATCCCCACTGTGATACGATAATACCAAAGTTTAAATGAAGCACTTGTCTTACTTTATTGTCTGACATTTCACTTACAATGTCAATCGCTTCTTGTTTAAATTCACAACTCATTTTCACTCCTAAGTTTAATTTATTTTTCATTATAATAATCATACTAAAAAACGATGAGTGTCGTAAAGCATTTTAGACAAAATATTCAGATATTTTTTTAAAGGTTCGACGTGACTTAGAAAACTGTTTCATGGGTTTTTTAAACTTCTTGTCGTTGTACTGAACCAACTCATCCTTTGCGTTCAGATGATATTGCCCATTCTTAAACTCCCAGTCGGTCGTTTCCTGATATACAGTGATCACTTCTTTGCTCATGATCTCTCTCCCAGTCTAATTAAATGAAATAATTGGTCACGATGCACTTCTTCTATGGAAGTCGCTTCGGAATTCATAGACCATAAAGGTACTCCATAATCAAACTCAATTGAATGCCTAACTTGTGCGATGGTTAAATCATCCACCATCGCTCTTATATCTTCATGTCTATTCATCATGATGCTACCTCCTCAGAGACCTGCTGTTGTAGAGCAGGATCATCGTCACGAAACCATCCTTGCGGAGTCTTATAAGACCTTACATAGTCCTTTCGTATCCCTTTCGGTGCCATCGTCCAAGACTCAGATCGAGCAATGATCGGTTTTGCTATGGCATCCTCTTCGTCGAAGACACGATGCGTTCTAGCAATCCAATGATCACCATCGTAAGACATTTCAACAGGAGTCTCCCAAGCAGGTGTAATTGGATCTCCACCATCGCCATCTTTACCTAGATCGCGAAAATGATACCCTATGACATATTCTTTAGAGGTTGCATGTTCATATTCGAGCAACGAAGTTAGAGTAGGAATACCCTCTCTTTCAATGCGTTCCTCATCACTCACAGAGATATCCGTGACAAAATGAGTGGTTCCACCTTTAAATTTCCAATAAGTCTCATCGACTCCATGCACATAACCTTCGTTATGAGCAGCATAATTTTCACAATACTGTGTTTCAATGATCAATGTACGCATGTTATGCTCCCACCCAAATAATTAAACAAATAAAAAACTGTGGCATTATATACCACTTAACTAACCACTTATAATCTATCATATTCACTCCTTTATTATCATACTAGTATATAAAAAAACGATGGGTGTGGTAAAGTCCTACACATTGCGTATAAATAGTATTATGGCTGCAGGGCAAATAGTACGAACAATGGTAAAAGGTGTGATCTATGAAAATATCGTAGATCAGACTTCGGTACTTTCAGAGGGTGTACTCGATACACTCAAGCGAGAAGCACAAAGAAACAATATCGACACGATCTCGCGAGAGAGTATAGATTGGTTTCGTAAGACAGCAAGCAAACTGCGTAATGTATCCATGCGTGGTATTCTAGAAGATAATGCAACGACCACAAGACCCTCTATGGGTAGCATGTTAATGTTTATGTATGATCCAATAGGTCGTACCAAGTTACCTTATTATGATGCATTTCCATTGGTGATTCCTGTAAAGAAAGCACCTGGAGGTTTCCATGGTTTGAATCTGCATTATCTACCTTTACCCTTGCGTGCTGCATTTCTAGATGAACTACTCAATAGAACATCTGGACGTGATGAGAATAGAAGATTTAGATTGACATATGAGTTACTTAAGAACTCAGCAAAACTCAGTGAATTTAAACCTTGTTACAAACATTATCTCACAAAACAAATAAATAGTCGTATCGCTAAAATAAGTCCAGAACATTGGACGAGTGTTGCTTTCTTACCCACTGAAAGGTTCCAGAAAGCATCTAAGAATACTGTTTGGCGAGATAGTAGAGGAAAAATATAAATGGCAAGAACAATAGACAACTTTAAGAGTAATGTAGATAATCTTGCTCGTCCCAATCGTTTTACAGTAAACTTCTTTGGTCCTGAGGGATTAAGTTTAGAAGGATTGCGATGTGATACTGCCGTGCTTCCTGGAAGAAACATCGTATCACAAGACTTTAGTGAATATGGATCGTATCGTAAGTACCCATATCTCGTAGACTACGATGGTGGGCAGGTACAATTCTCTTTCTATTGTGATAACTCATTCATCGATCGTGCCATCATAGAAGCATGGCAGCAGTCAGTTTTTGATGCCGATTTTAATTTTAATTATTATAAAGATTATATTGGTGAAGTAGAAATCATACAACTCAGTAATAATAATGAGGATGCTGTTAAATTCAGATTATTTGAAGCATATCCTCTCATGATACAAAACCAGCAACTAGACATGGCATCCACGGATACCATACAAAAGTTTCAATGCTCATTTGCCTATCGAACATGGGAAAGTGAGTATGTACATTCCCCCAATCCATTTGGTGGAATTAATGTGGGAAGTGCAGCACTTGATGCTGCTCGTACCATCCTGCGTCTGGCATCTCGAAATAGTAATAGAGCATCCAGACTTCTAGGACGACTAGAAGGAGCAGTAGGAAAAATAGACCGACTCAATAAAAAGACAGAAAGAATATTCGGAAAGGATGTTCTTGGAACTCTTGGTATTGGGGATTAATATTATATAATAGGAATTTATTATGGCATTACCCAAACAGGTGGCACCTTCATATACGACCGTGCTACCAAGTAATAATGAGGAAGTTCTCTTCCGACCCATGACTATGAAGCAACAGAAAAGTCTGTTGATTGCATTAGAGTCAGAGGATAACATGCAAATGCTAAGAAGCATGCGTGAGTTATTAGCATCAGCGACTGATGATCAGTTTGATGCAATGAAAGCACCTATGGTAGATCTCGAATGGTTGTTCTTACAAGTAAGAGCAAAGAGTGTCGGGGAAACTGTAGATCTTAATCTCAAATGTACTCAAGAAGAATGCAATGGTAGTAGCAAAGTGTCAATAGATTTGACCACTGTGGGAATTAAACGATCCGATGAGCATGAGAATCATATGATTATGCTCACTGCAGATCTAGGACTCAACATGAGATATCCTACTCCTGAGATGCTAAGCAAAATGCAAAGCGACAATGAGTTGGATCAACTCACAGAGGTTCTTAAGTTTACCATCGTGTCTATCTTTGATAAACTCGAAGTACATCATCTTGAAGATGCTGATACCAAAGAAGTAGAAGAATTTTTAGATTCTCTTACGATGGATCAAATTCGAATGATTACTGATTACTTCGATCGTATGCCTAAACTATCACATAGCATAGATACTGTGTGTGATGCATGCGGACATAAGGGACAGAGAGTACTAGAAGGAATCGCAAGTTTTTTTTAGTCGCTCTTTCTCATGAGAGTTTGTACAACTATATGCAAACAAACTTTCAACTTATGCAACATCATCAGTATAGTCTAACCGAGTTAGATGAAATGTATCCATGGGAAAGAGAGATATATGTTCGACTCCTTCTTCAACATTTAGAAGAGGAGAAAGAAAGACAGAAACAACAGAAATAGGAGGTCGCCATGAGCGATGAAACTAGAAGAGATGAAGTTTCTGTGGATCTAGATAAATATACTGATTTAATCATGAAGTTAGATGAAGCGAATGACAAGATCGCAGAAATGGAAAAACTTCGTAATGAACTAAAAGTGGCAACAATCAAGGCAAAACCTGAAGTGAAATTCTCCTTCGGTGCATTGTTTAGAGATGATAACAATATTAATGAAAAAAACATTATTGGTTTCGCATCTTTTTTAATGATGGTGTCCTTTGGAATTGTTGACCTGATCACTGGACTTAATGGAATGGAGTTAGTGATAGACGATGCAATATACACATCTTTCGTAGTGGTAACACTAGGATCATTTGGTATTGCAGAAGCAGGAAAAGCATTCGGAAAATAAAATATGCCAGAAGATAATAAACAAACCATTCAACAATTAGCAGATTTGAATAAGACTACTAATGCTACAAAAGATATTGCATCTCAAACTTTAGGTGAGTTGCGTGGCATTGGTGAACTCAATCAGAAAACTGATAAAGGTCTGATACTCCAGACAAGACAGATAGAAGACAATAAAGTTTCACAGGATCTTGCTCGCGAGAATCAAATGGAGTTAACCAATGCTCTTAATGGTTTAAAGGATGGTTTTAGTTTCTTCAAAGAAAATCTAAAAAATCTAGGATTGGGTGCTGGTGCTAGTGTTCTAGAAGCACTTGCTACTAAGTTACAAGCAGCATTCAATCTACTCTCATCTCCGATCATGATGCTCGGTGGATTTGTGTATGGCATAGGACAGGGATTAAAGAGTGCAACCAAAGCAGCCAAAGATGGTGGGAAAATAGTAAAATTATTTTCCTTACCATTACTCACATTCAATAAAATATTCGAAGTACTTCGAAACCTTTTGAATCGTAACAATAAGGTAATGAATGGTATAAGAAATACCATAGGCAAAGTAAGAGTCGCATTATCAAATCTCAATAAAGCATTTCAATCAGGTTTAAAAGGTACGAAAGAAATATCCAAGTCTGCTACTCGTATGCAGAAATCAATATTCAATATCGGCAAATTCTTTGGTGGTATACGAACATCCATACAAAAAGTCGGTGTTGCATCAGGTAAATTTGGTGAAATCGTAAGTAAACTTGGTAAACCATTCGCAGGACTCGTCAAAGGTGCTATGGCAATAGGAAAAGTGGTAGGAAAATTATTCGCACCACTCAATTTCATCTTCGTAGCATTTGAGACTGTTAAAACATCAATGGAAAGAATTAAAACCGATGGAATCTTCGGTGGTATCGTGGGTGCATTTGAAGGATTCATCAAAGGCACTATCACCATACCATTAGATTTAATCAAAGATGGTATAGCATGGATTGCAGGCAAGTTAGGATTTGAAAAGTTTTCAGAATTGCTCAAAGGTTTCTCATTGACACAAGGAGTTACAAAACTCGCTGATGGGATTCTAATGCTTCCTGAAATCATCTCAACATTTATGAGTGAAAAAGTTGCTGCTCTCAAAGAGTCATTTTCTGTATGGAAAGAAAACTTCAGTGCTCAATTAAGTGAAGGATGGTCAAACTTTACAACTAGATTATCTGAATTGCCAGGACAAATCATGGAAGCACTCACAAGTGCAGGTGCATGGGTTAAGGATAAGATCAAAAGTTTAGCATCTAAACTCAATCCTCTTAATTGGTTTAAGAAAGAAGAGAATCCAGCAGACATGACTTTTGCTGGTGAATTTGCTGAAGGTGGTAGAATACCTGCAGGTCAAGTTGGTATTGCTGGTGAAAAAGGTCCAGAGTTTATTACAGGTCCATCAAATGTCATGTCTGCAGATAAATCTCGATCGTTGATGCAGACTGCCACTAAACTCATGGGTGGTACAGGTGATGATATTGATATTAAAGGTCAAGTTCTATTCACTCGAGAAACAGGGGAACAAGCATTAAAATCATTTAATGCTGCACTCGAATCTGCTGGTATTCAGGAGAAGATCACTCTAGATGAACTTAAACAAGCACAGATGGATGGTATTGAAAATACTTCTAATCGTGTGGGTGATTTATATGATCAGTTCTTACGCAAAACTGAGTCAGCAGCACTAGACATTAGTGATGCGTTTGATATTAGTTTAGATGATTTTGATTTAAATCCCCCATCTGGTGGGTTCCAAATAGCACAAGCAGAAGATGATCTTGCTGATGCTCAAATGGATAGACAGGGTTCTACGAATGCAGTAATGAATAGTGGTAATGTAACTTCGAGTATTGTTACAAGTTCTAACACCATAGTGTCAGGAGTGAATACTAGGAACGAAGATTCAATCAGTTACCTTAACAGGTCTATGTAATTTCTTTCTATCGTATTGCTTTTTAGATTTATGAATTTGTGTCAGTGCCTTCTTCGGCGAGACCTTGCGTACTTTTACTTTCGGCAATTTTTTCATAGTTAATTGGACCCAATGGGTTCGGTAAGTCAATCCCAGATTCTACTCGATAGGCAAAGTCTCCTCTGCTTAAAACATTCATGATCTTTGCTTTACCTAACTCACCATAGTTGATTAGACTATTACTGTAATCAGTTTCTACCACAATATGGAATCGTATCTTACGATTATCTGACATTTCTGAGTCTACCACGATGTGCCATGGATAGGTTCTTCATTGCTTGTTTCTGCGATCTACGAATAGCAGCACTTTTTATACGATTTCTCTTATCGCAAGGTTTCTCATAGAACTCTCTTCTGCGTACTTCGTTGATGATACCTGCTTTCTCAACTTGTTTTCTAAATCTAGAAAGCATTCTATCGAAGTATTCTTTATCTCTTTGGATCACTTTTGGCATAATATTTTTTGTTGTTGTAAATTAAAAAGTGTCAAGTCGCCCCACAATCTCTCGCTCTTGACAAACAGTTCCCGCACTTAACTGCTTTACCCTAAAACTCAGTCGCCCCATGGTCTTACTTTTATCGCCATTGCCTTCGCTCTGAGCAAATGAGAACTCACCAGCAACTATGATTCTCATTCCCATTATAGTGTTTAAAGATTATTTATAATCAACTATCGTTTGCTAGTCTTTGAAAATAATCCATATCATCATCGTTAGATGCTGATTGTAATGCTGGTTCAACACTCGGACTTGGTTCCTCTGCTGTATTCCAAGGAAGATCTGGTGCATCAGCAGAATCTACATCAGCATCTTGTGCTACAGATTCAGCAGTTGCTCCAGAAACAGCAGTTCCTAGAACTCTATCCAACTTCTCTTTCAATTCATCATATGATTTGAACTCAGAAGGATCAATCACACCATTCAGTGAATATTGTTGGTTGTAAAGTTCTTCAAGTCTAGCATCGTCGCCATCAAACAGAGGAGTCACTGGATCGAACTCTGATTTATCATAGTTCCAGAATCCATCAACTTTTCTTAGTTTGATTTTGAAGTTTGCACCTTCCCAAAAGTCGAAAGGATTTAAAGGTGATTCATCTTCAAATGCTGGGCACATTGCCTCTTTTAGCATTTCAAAGATCTTCTTACCATATCTGTATAAGAATACCTTTCCTTCGTTTTCAGGATGCTTAGGATCAGATACCACTAAAATGTTAGACACATAGTGTAATCTTCTCTTTTGTTTCCTTGCTTGATCCTTGTTTGCTTCGATACCAGAGTTCCATAGTTGAGTGTTATACTCTGAAACTGGATCTTGTTTCCCAAGAGTAGTCAAGGACTTCTCGATGTACCAACCACCTGGACCTTGGAATCCATGATCCCAATAAGTAACCCATGGTTGTTCTTCTCCTGCTGGGGATGGTAAGAATCTAACTACAGCAAACCCATTGCCAGATTTATCCATTTCTGGTTTCCAGAATCTTTCATCTACATAGGATTTAGTTGTTGATTTACCACCATCGGCATCAGCCATAGCAGTTTTTAGTTTATCGAGTGAACCTCGATTGCGTTTTAAGTCGGCAAATGACATATATTTCTCCTTTATTTACTAAGTATTGCGTTGTATTATTCAACTTCATAATCTGGGAACATCGGTATTCGGTCTACATATCCCGAGCCAAGAACCCATTCTTCTTGATTATTAAGTATATTATATTCTATTTCATGGGTGTCAGTAAGTGACTTTTGAAAATTAAATGAAACATTTTCAAAATGTTTTACAATCGCCATCAGTTGGTCTTTCTGTGCAGTTAATACACGGAAAGTATCTTCTTCTTCCCAATCATAGTTGTTAGTCCCCTTGTAGATATTGTCATAGGATTCGCTCCATAATGAGTCAAAACCTATCAAGTTGACTTCCGTCGCACCTTCCAAGCATGCTAATCCTACAGCAGTAGAACCACATACAAGATCCCTTAATAAAGGATCAGTGAAAGGTGTGATTTGGTTTGGTTCTTCAAAGCATAGTATTTCAGTCGTTCCTTGAAGAGAGGATCCTTGACTGAAAAAATGCGTTGAAGCATCAGTAAGATTATGTGTAGTGATCTCATTGTTACGAGTATCAAAAGTCAACATCATCTTAAACTGTTCGAGCATATCTATAGGAGTAGCATCCCAATCCGCAAATGCTACTCTATGCTCCTTATAGTATCCAGAATTGACTATCTCTATTTGCATAGGAATGTCTACTGCTACTAAAGTGTTTGGTGAGAAATCTCTGTAGAGTGCATTACACCCATAAGTATTCTCAAGTTTGCTTAAATCAAATTGCGTCCTACTCGGACCATTACCAATAATGTTTGCGATCATAATAAAGTTATTGTTGTTGCTGTCCCATAGCAAGAATGTATTCTAACCATTCTCTCATTGTCCAATCTAGTCTTAGACTGATCATACTCCATTCTTTTTGATGCTTGAGCACACCATGTGCTACATTTAGATTCACAAGCATAGGTTGATAAGGTTTTACAGTGTAATTAAAATGATTACTTGTGTTTTTACCTTCTTCAACAATAGTAGGAACATGGGTCATCTTCTTACTTGCCAATCTTCCAAAAGATGTAGAAGAATGTACAAGGGTAACAGGTTCATTGAACACAGCGAGTACGACACCTCTATCGTAATCAGTGAAACTATGTAACTGCCTACGAGCATCGTGTCTTTCAGCATTTAATTGCCATTCTATATGATCTTTCTTATTCAACATAAAGTTGGTCTTCAACCATCTGCTGAAAGAATCGTAGTTGCCTTCGGCAATACGATCATAGGTTTGCTTTCTCATTTCTAAAGCAAAATCAAAAATCATAAGGTTTTGTCTTAGATCATTATACTTGTTCATGTAAAAATTTCCATTGCTATCTTTTTTAATTTACTGTGATCACCTGAAACAAAGGTAGAATGTTTCTTCAACCTTTTACTCTGTTCTTTCCAGACTATTGTTTCAGATATTTGTTTATCCCAAACTGCTATGTATTTAGTAAGTTCGTCAAACAGTATCATAGTTTCAGGTGAAACCTTTTTTGCTAGATATTGCTTAAGCAGTACAGGATGTTGTCCATTCTTTACCTGTAACAATTCATCCAAAGAGTATTTATTCGACAAAGAACTTAATTCTTTTTGAAAAAGATAGGTTAAACTTTGCTGTCGTTTTTTGTATTCTGAGAATACCATTTCTGAATCGTTTCCCAGCAGTTCCCCAACCCATCGGTCGGAAACTGAAAGGTTGGCGATGAGGAAAGACTTGAGATCAGTTCCATACTTCCTTGCGAGTTTTGCAAAGTGGTATTTATCCTTTCTTCTAAGAAACGACTTGAGGTCTGCTTTAACGACTCCATTGTATTTGACATAGTCGTATGACTCCTGTGTAAAATGTAATTTAATCCCTAAGTAAAGGCAGTATGCATCAAATCCTTCGCGACTAGTCATACTTTACAGTGGTTCTCCAAAGTGTTCTTTCACCAGCAAACTTATGATACGCACCTCTGTGCATACAGGCAGTGTTGTTAAATATCAAACAATCACCTTCTTCCCAATTCACTTGCCATAGTAGTTCGTCATCATTAACCAACAACATAAAGATTTCATTTGCTAAGATACTATTGCTTTTCGTAGGCAATACTGATACAGGAGAGATATACATTGTCTCTCTGTCAAGTATCTTATTGTATCTCAGTAATGGATGAGCAACCTCTTCGGAGTAGTAAAACTCTACATGTTTCCCAGCAAAGGCATCATGATGTTTATCATATGCCAAGCAAAAGTCAACAAGCAAAGTGGAACCACCACCAAGTCTCGGATTAATAATATTGTATCCGTGGATATCGGCATCTCTATCTGTCTGAGTTGGTTTATAATTCTTTGCATATAAAATTCCTATGTCGGCAAGTTCCTTCCTATGTGGAAAGTCTACATGCCAGTTTTTGAAACCACCGATCAATGCTCTTTTTGCTTTATACTCATCACTCATATCGCCAAAACCAGATAGACCTATTTCTACATCTTCTTCTTGATCTAATCCAGCATAGTCAAAGATTGCCATTCCTGGCAGACTGGACTTTGCTAGTACATTGCGTGATTCAGAATCTTGCTGTTTAAACTCAGACATTCGAGTAGAGTTGGCAATACGACTTACCTCTTTTTGATGATGTGTATCATCATAACATTCTAAATCAATATCACCTATGGATAAGGAGAAGTCATAAAACTCCTGCTCTGTCATATCTCCTAGATGTACGAGGACTGCGAACTTAGTTTTTAAGTCCTCTCGTATTGAATATCTGGAAGATCTTTCGAGTATTCTCATATGGGAAGTTTTCCTCTAGACTTGCTCCCCTTAATCAAATTAAGATTGGATGCTTCTGCTGTAAGTTTTTGTTTGAGTCCATCACTCAATAATCTTTTAGCAGATTCAGGTTCTAGAGAATAAGATTCGCATACTCCTAAGATAGCATCGATGACTTCTGCACCTTTACTAATCTTTGATTCAACTTGTTCAGAGAATTGCTTTTTTGATAGTATCATAATTATCCATTATATAAGTAACGATGCTGTAAACATCAGCAACATTACGATTCCTAAGAAAGCAAATGCTAATGATATTGCTACCATTAGAACAGCACTGGGAGTCAACTGTATATCGTTTACCTCAGTACCCACTCCTGTTAGGAGTTTTGCTATCACCTTAAAAAATTTTATCATTAATATAAAAAATCACCAGCATTGAACCAAAAGCAACTGCTTGTACAATTGCTGGTATTACAACAAAGCAAACCATTGCACTGAATTTGCCAGCACGGAAGAAATCCTTTTTCTCCCACTCGGAAACTTCTTCAGGTGAAGCATCCTTCTTAGCATTCAATGGCAAAGGTAATTGTTGTGCCATTATATAAAACTCACAGACCCTGTGGTTGCTGCGATTGAAAATCCAAACATGCATATCAGCATGAGCAACCCTACATTGTCTTTCAGTTTTTGTAGTCTTCTCTCACTCATTGCTCATCCATTAATTAAAATGAATGGCACTGTTAATGCTGCAAAAAGTAAACAGAAAACAAAATCACGATGTATGTTCTTTAACATTTCTCTCCAAAGTTATAAATTGAACCAATTCGCAACATATTTATAACTAATGGGAGTCTATAAGTTTCATTTATGAAACTTTTTCATTGTTTTTTTCATAGAGATTGTAATACTGTGTTCTTACATCTACGAGTTTGGGAACCCAATGTTCAGGTTGATCCACAAACAACTGTGAAGAACTATCTTCATCAACAGATACAATCGTCACGATGATCTTAGGCATCTCACCTGTCATTTCATAAACACATTGTGCGTATGCTGTTTCTTGTATTAAGTATCCTTCTATGTACTTATGGGTCTTTTGTTTGTTTGATGTTTTGAAGTCGATAATTGCTAACTCACCTCTAAAGTATCCTACACAATCACAGCGACCTGCGATACGATACTTATCACTGTACATAGCAGATTCTATGGCAAGTGGTTCTATCTTATCTAACAGAGGTACTATAGATTTGAAGTTTGCTTGTTGTAAAGGATTGTCAAATTCGAACTCTTCTTTGCGTAGATACTTCTCACATAGAGTATGGAAAGATGTACCTCTTCGAGCAGCACGACTTGATATTTCGTTTGCTTTTTTCTCTCCGACTCTTTTCTTCCATGCTTTGATTTGCTTTCTGCTTAAGAGTCCTGTCACTGATGTGACTGAGGGATATTTGTTGCCTTCGGGAGTGACATAATGTCTTTTCCCATCAATAGTTTGTGTCTTGAGATTAAACTCAGACAACTCTTCAAATGTCATCATAGTTATATTATACTTTATTTATCAAGTGATCGTAAGGTGGTTTTGAGATTTTCAAATTGCTGTTCGTTCCAACCCTCTTTATTTTTGTAGTGTTTCCATACCCTTTTCTGTAAAGGAACATCTTTACTTTCTTCAAACCCAAAGATGGGTTTTAATTGTTCTATGTACAAACCTATAGGATTGATGCATCGTATCCCAACATATATGAGTTGTGTTTGAGTCTTTTCTATACCATGTGGAAGCGAAGACATGTAAGAAACTACTTCTCCTCTTTTAAAGAGATAATCTTCCCCATTAATACTAAAAGGCATATCAGTAAAAGGTATGATTGTCAAATCAGTAGGAAAAAACTCAGGATCTACATGCTCAGCAACCATATGTCCTTTAGGCATAATTCCACTTTGGGGTGAAAATCTGCATCTAGTGGAAAGTTTATCGATCTTATCTTTTCGATCGGGAAATATATCACACAGTGCTTTATGAGATGCATCATGAAGAATATCGACATCATCATCATTTAGATGTCGCGACTTATCTATCACATAGTGCGACTGTTCTGTCATCTCTGAGAGTTTCATTCGAGCAGTCACTTCCCACAAATCAAACACAGATTGAGGAATCTCATTCAGAGTTTTGTATTTGATGTATATTGGATAGACTGAACTCATTTTTTTAATTTGTTAACATCTATATCAAAAGGACTCTTTGCCATCA